TTTTGGCAGGCCCCTATGATCCAGACCGCCCTCCGTTCCCCGCGTCTCCCGCAGCGTCTTGCGTGCGTGGCAAGCCGGGCACAGCGTCTGCCCGTTGGCCAGGTCATACCTCTCGCCGCCTTGGGCAATCGGCCTGACGTGATCGGCGGTGGTTGGCCTGGTCGATGCGCCCGCAGTCCACACACGCGAAGGCGTCCCGAGTCAGCACAGCTTGCCGCCACTTTCTGTGGGCCTTGTCGCAGTAGCCACGGGCTGCGGCGTTGGGCCGGCCTGTGTCATCTCGACGCGGTGCAGCTCGCAGCCGTGGCGGCCTGTGGGCTGGTATGCGTGTGGGCATGGCCCTAGCTCTTGAACATCACGAACCCAATCGCGCCCGTGCTGTTGGTGGTCGCCGACACAATCTTCAGGTACTCGGTGCCGAACACTTCGTCGGGCAGGCTGTAGGCTCTGCCGTCCGTGCTCGAGGGGGCGAGCGTCAGGTCGGCCACACTGCCGTCGGCCTTGTAAAGCCGGCGGAAAGATCCGCTCGGCGTTGCCCCTACCCACATCTGCAGCGTGCTGGCGTTTGTCGAGATCGTGCCAATGGAGAGCACGGCACCGGCCACGTCTCGCATATCCAGCGTGGTGGCTAGGGCGGTGGCCGTGTGCAGCGTCACGTCAAAATCGCGGACTTTGCGGAACAGAATGGCGTCTGGCATGCGGGTTCTCCTGTGCTTCTAGGCTAGGCAGATGGGGGCGAATCCTTGCAGTGCTGCGTCACATCGCCGCTGTAGCGTCGTGACGCTAGGCTCCGTCAGTAACGCCGTTCCCTGTCGGGAACAATTTGCATGCGGCCGCCGTGCGAATACCGCTCGGTACTTCCGCACAAGTACCGAGCCTATGTCAACAGGCTCGTCAGTTCGTAAGGAATAATGGCTCGTATTTCTTCCAGAATGCGGGCCGTCTCGGCTGACGGCTCGCCGTACTTCAGCTTGCCGCGAACCTCCTGCTCAATCCGCTCCAGGGCGATCAGCGCGTCACGCCCAGCGATGGCGTAGCGGTGCTCACGCTCGTCATCGGGGTCGCTCAGGTCAAATCGCAGGAGTGCGTGCGCCATACTGTCACTTTACGCCAGTTTGTGTGCAGTTCGTATTTGAGGTTCCGTGCGGATCGCATTAGCTTTCCTATGTCGATCCGCCCCGATCATCCACGAAAACCCACGCGAATCGTCGTTTTGGTCATACGATTTGGCCGGTTCGTGTGTCATGTGTTTTCGCAAAAACTAGGCTATCGCATCTTGCGATACTGGGGCGTGGCCGGTTGTTTGGCCGGTTCGTGCGAGCAGGCCGCGAATGGCGTCAGAGTAGTTTGTCTCGCTCATCGACAGAGCCTGCAACTCAATCGACGCCACGATCAGAGCCTCACGCTCAGCGTCGGTCAGCGTATTGTCAACGTCTACGATCATGTTGCCGCCGATGATTGAGAACGTGGCGTCCTGGTCCGCGAGCCGGGCAAGGGCAAGCCGCAGCCGTTCGATCTCTGCGGCAGCCTCATGGCAATCCCAGTAGTGCTGCTCGTCATCGGTGCCGAGCATATCGGCTCGGGTTTGCCTGAGTCGCCTGACGATACACTCGTTTTGCAATGTACCCTCGCCCGGTGCAGATGGCTGCTGCGGTGTACTCACGCCCGTCTCTCACGCCTTCAATAGCGTCGTTCGCAGTTCCGCGTAATCCCGGCGTCCAGCGTTTTCGCCGCAGATGGACGCGATTTTGCGATGTGTTATCCAGCGAGGTCGTGATTATCTGGCGTTATACGGAACAGTAGAAACACTGGTTCTCTTGTCAGTCCCCAGCGCCAAGTGACCGCAGAATCCTAGCGGCCTTCAGTAAGTCCACGTTGACGGCCTTGCCGTTCTCGTCGCGAACCTGAAGCCTCGCGCCGCCATCTTTCTCGGCGATCATTGCCCACTGAAAGATGCCGTCACTGCTCCGGGCCGCGACAACTGCCGAACCATGCTCCACCGACAGCATGACGTGCTGGCCGCTCTGGCCGAAGAAGACGTACTTGTTGTTTCCGCTGGCGTCGATGGCGAGCGGAGAGGGCCACGCGGCTGCGAGGCACACTGCGCAGCAGGCTGAAACAAAGCAAGCAAATGCAGTTCGCATATCTAATCTCCTAAAGTGAAAAACAAGAGAACCAAGCGATGCAGCGGACCCGCGATGCCGCCTGCCGGTATGGTAAGTCAGCGGTCGCGGGCCGCTGATCGCTGGCGTTAGCGAATCCCCAGCAACTTCCGTTCATGCGGCGTCAGTTTGGCAATCGCCGCTTTCTTGGCTTTGGCGTCCTTTGCCGCCGCCAGTTCCGATTTGATCCTCGCCTTGTCCGCAGCCTTGTGGTCACGCCACCAAATCTGCATCTCTAGGCTGTAGTCCTTTACGTCAACCGACTGGAGCCGCTCGCACAGTTTCGCCACCATCTTGTCGCCGTCCACCCGCTGGCTGTAGACGCTTGGGTGATAGCCTCGCCAATGGTGCTGGTCGATTTCCTTGCCATCCAATTCGTCAAGCAGGCAGGCCACCCGACTCAACCGAATCTCCAGCCAGTTGGCCTCCATGTAACTGCAATCGCATGGCATTGTCACGTTCTCCTGTGGCGCATCCAATCGCTAACCACGCGATGCAGCGGACGAGCCGCTGATCGCGGGCGTTCTCGATGTTTTCTCAATAGCGCACCAGCGGCTCGCCGAGTTCACCAGTCCGCCGCCAGCTGCGCAAGGGTAGTCCTACGTCTCTCATGCGAGAGGGTCAGACCACAGTTCGTTATGTTCCGCCTAGAGCGAACTACCGAACTTGTTCCGGTAGTTGCCGGGCACCATTGTACCGGCGTCCACCAGTCCGCGAAACCCTTTTCAGCGCGGCGCGACGCTACATATCGGCTGTAACGACTAACGCCGCAGGATCGCGAGCGTCAGGACCGCCACCAGCAGGATGCAGAGGATCGCGTGTTCAAAAGTCACTGCCCAGCCTCCTCAATCGCCGCGTCGATCTCACGCTGCCGCCCCCAGAACGCCGCGATTACAGCCTGCGCCTCCGCGAGCGCCAGTGGCATCACCTCCCAGCAACGCAGCACGCAGTAGCCGCCGATGGTCGCCGCAGATGAGAAGTTCTAGGGTGTGTCTCACGCTGTCGCCCATATGCGTAATTGGTTTACAGCGCCAAAATCGGCCAAAACTCTAAATACATCGTTTTGCGATAATGCGAACGATATGGCCACGTTTGTTCCAAGGCCGCCTGATCCAAGGCTGGCCCCGCTATCACGCAATATATTCAAACAGGGAGTTTCTCCTGCTTGAAACGAGTTGTACCTAATTTGCACAGTCCCGCTTCCAGAAATTTGGAAACGTGCAGCGCCCCCAAAACCGGCTAAGTATGAAGTCCCAGCAGCGAGAACAAACGGATCGGCTACTGTGCCGCTTCCCGTGAATGTTCCTGCTCCAGACAGTTTGACAAGAGACGGTGCCGCAACCGGCGTCCCCGTCGCCGTCAAACTGTAACTCCCAGCCCCCACACCATTGATGGCTGCCACGCTGACGGTATACGAGGTTCCGTTCGTCAACCCTGTCAGCGTGTAACTAGCGGTCGCGCTTCCGGTGTCCACCGTCGATGCACTGCCGCCGCTGGGCGTGTATTGCACACGGTATCCGGTGATGGCTGCCGCTGCCGTTGCTCGCAGGGGCAGTCCATGAGAGCGAAGAGTTGCGCGTTGCCCGCAGTTGCCGCAAGGCCTGGTCGGCTGCGCCGGGAACGGTCGGGGCGGTCGGCCACGTTCCTGCCGCCTTCAACTCCTGCGCCTCTCGGACAGTCCACATACCGACAGCCGCCGAACTGGCTGCCGACGCCGCCGGAACGCGATTGAACCCGATATATCCGCCGTGTGGTCGTGACATGAGCCGCGATACTGTTGTAATGGGGTGAATCAGGACGCGGACAGCGCGGCACTGCGCCGCACCGTAGGACAGCATCAACGCTTCGAACTCCGCAAACGTCAGAGTGTGCCGCTCGCCAGCCAAATCGGTCACGACCACCGGCTGACTGCACGCCGAGCTCGTTGGCACGGGCAGCGAAGACGTACAGCCCGGTGAGCAGGGCAACGTCATCGGCCTGCCAACCCAGCCGCCAGCCGTCTGCCGTCTCGTACGCCAGCCTCCAGCCAAGTCGGCTCGGGAGCAGGCGGGGGCGGCGGGAACAGACGGTCCAGATCGTCCTGCGCGAGCGTAGACTTCATGCCAACCGGTCGCGGCCAGCACGTCGGCGTCAGCGCTTCCACTGACTCGCGTCGGTCCGAGTCGAACCGTCAGGCAGCAGCGGATGCGGTGCGGCAGCGTCAGATACGCCACGCCGCTTGCGTCACGCCAGCAAGGATCGTTTACGGCGGGCATCAGGTGATCTCCTCATACGAGCAGGTGAACACAATGTCATCGACCGCAGACGCGAGGCCCGAGATGGACCAGCCTTCCGGCAGATGCACAGGGTTGTCTCGCGTCACGACCAGCAGCGAGGCGTCGGCAGGCACGGTCACGGTGCTGGCAATCGCCACGCTCGTCGTGCCGTCGCTGCTCGTCACGGTGATGTCAGCGGCGTTCGTTCCGTCGATGTTCGCAGCGACGAGGCTAATAACACGCAGCGCGGCGTTGCTGCTTGCGGCCATTAGAGATGATCGTTTGCGACGCGGTGGTTGCGGCGAGACGAACGCTTTTGGCTTCGACTCGCGTGGGGCTGTTGAGATTACAGCGCGGTCATGGGTCACATACTCCAATGATACGAGGGCTGTAGGGTTTCAACTTTCCAGAGGCTTTGTGGCGATCCTTCGATTGCGATGACCGATGCAGACGCCAAACTTTGATACGGAAGGGCAAATAGCGCGTTGCGGGCGAGCCACAAAGAATGTGTACGTTCCGGCCGCCAGTCCAGAAATCGTGCCAGACAGCGAACTGGATACGTTGATCCATTCACCTGAATGAACAATAGGTGGATTTCCAGTAACAGCAGCAATTGAATATCCGGTGATCGGCAGACCGCCGTCGGATAGTGGCGGCTGCCATGTTGCCGAGATTTTGCCCGGCCGCAGGCGACGATACTGCGATCGCTTGGGGATTACTAGGAAACGATGGCAAGACATACGAAATCGCGGTTGTTCCAAGCACGTTGCCAGAAGCCGACAGCGCGCGTAACTGTGAACTTGGACCGCTGGCCGTATAGCGGTGGAAAAGTAACTGCGTACGGAGTGTATGAGGTGGAATACCCGATGTTTTGGTAATTGGCCGGAACGGAACCAATGTTATCTAGCACTTCATACGATGCGGGCTGTGGCCCTGAAGCAGCGTGCTGCCAAGAGAATGTGCGCTACTAGTTGAATAAACGACGTTCCAGCATATGACACGCCAAGCGCCGCAGGCGGATACCCGGATGTGGCTCGCGGTCGCAGCAGTCTCGGGTTCATGGGCATTGGCGCGACTCTACAGTGGTGATGGAGTGACGGTCAGTTCTGCCCGTCGGTCTCGGGCATCCGGGCCGCAGCCGCTCTCGGTTGAACTGCGCATAGAGCAAGCGGGTTTGCTCTTGGATGGCACCTGAAATGTCCTTCTGCGTCTCGCCAAGCTGCTCGAGGAACTGCGTGTGGGCTTGTACCAGTGGCAGGAGAACGTCTTGCCGCAGCACCCAGCCGAAGGCGATCGCCACGAGCGTCGGGAAGCCCCACCGCTCAATGATCGAGAACATCGTGCCTTTTATTTCGTCGGTCATATCGCCTGCTCCCGTTGCCAGCCTAATAGCAATGCCTTGTTACTGGCAGAATTGAGCCACCACTGAAACAACGCTTTGATGATTTCTGACAGCAGGGCCGAGCAAGATCAGCGTGAGCACGAAGCCCATCTTGTAGTTGGCCCGCTCCTGGCGTTCGACGTTCTTCTGGATCTGCTCAAGAACGCGGTCGCGGCCCTCGTCGGTTGCGCCGACCATGATGCTGCCGGGGAACTGCCGGGCACACCGCCTGGTCAGCCTGGCAACGAGCTTGCGGCCGGCCAGGAACTTCATGGCGGGCATGTGGCTCCACACGTAGGAGTCAAGGTCTTCAACGCTCATGGTTTCTTTCCTGTGCCTTTGCACACTGGGCACGTCGTGACGATTCGGCCGTCACCGAGCTTGCCCGTGCCGTCGCAGTTGTCGCAGCGGTCGCTGGCCGGGGCCGGGGCCATCTGCTGCCCGAGCTGCACCGCCATGCGGGCCGTCTCGCACGCCAGATCGGCGACAATATCGGGATGCTCAAGGGCCGTGGCATTCACGCAGCCAGCAAGCAGGGCCAGGCCCAGGACGTAGGAGCGTCTCACAGCACGCCTCCTGTCCAGTCGGGCAGCATGCGGGGCGGGAAGCCCTGGTAGCCGCTCAATGCAAATGAATCCTCGCCCGAGAGCATCGACGTGCACGTGGCGGCATCCACCCAGCCGGCTGACTTCTGGAACTGCGGCGGAAGGTTTGGATCGACGCTGCCCGAGTAGCAGTCGCCCCAGCTGTTGACGCAGAGCAGGGCCGGGCGTGGCTTCCAACGGACGCCGGCAAACATCATGCAGTGTGCCCACTGGCCCATCGGAGTGAGGTAGCCATCTCGCAGCGTCATTGAGAACCCACGCATGGAGCACACGGCAACCGGGTAGCCGTTCTGAATCGCTCTGGCGGCATCCTCAAACGTCTTTGCAAGCCGCGACCGACGACACCTTCCGCTGTGCGGCGAACGGTTCAAGCACGTCGGGCACGCCGTCGCGGCCCCATTCGGTCTCGCGTCGGCCGCTGTTGTCGGTGAACTTCTGCCCGGCGTAGTCGATGCCGTAGTGCAGCGTGCCGAACCTAGTCACGGCCTTGGCAGCAGCGCCGCCGTATGAGCCATCGCCGCCAAGGTTGCGCTGGCCGCGAACCTCGACGCGAGAGAATGCGTAGACGCTGGCCTCCAGCGTGCGGCCGCCATAGCTCTCGGCCTCGCCTCGCAGCATGATGTCGCAGGCCGCCAGGATGTCGCACGACAAGGCCCAGCCCCAGCCGCAGCACGAGCCGATCTCTCGCCTTGCGCTTCCACGCTGGATCGCACGCGAGCAGATACTTCCCGAGGAACACGTCGCGGCTCTCGTCGAGCACGAGATCCGGCCCGGCTTGCGCCAGCGTCGGCCTGGCGAGCGTCGAGAGAAACGCATCGGTGCCGGCACGATCCGGCTGGTAGCCCATCAAGGGCAGGAAGTCGGCCATCAGCCCCTCCCAATGCCAGCCCACGCAATTGCTCGGCACACCTCGGCATACGCTTTCCGCAGCTCGGGCGTCACTGGCTTCACCTCGAGGCCCACAACGCCGCCCAGGGCCTGCTCGACGCCTTCACGCAGGCCGGGGAAGTCGCCCGGCTGACGGCCAGCCATGCGTCGCCATGCGATGTCGAGCGACAGGACCGTAAAGCCCCGCAGGCTGCGTGTGTCTGTGAAGACAGCCTCTTTGCCCTCAGGTGCCGACACGACCACAGCGGCCTTTTCCCAAACGCTGGCCCAGATCATCCGCTCGGCCGGGCTCTGCGGCTCGCCAGGGCCGCCGCCACGCCTGCAACCTTCGCCTGCATCTCCACGCTCGGGGCCTCCACGCTCACGCTGACAACCGGAAACACTCGGCCACCGTAAACGGGGCAGCAACCCGATCGAACGCCCCGCCGGCGGACGAGCAGCAGGGCAACAATCGCCAGACGCATCAGGAGCCCGGCTTGGCTCGTTGGCGAGCTCGACGAGCCGGCCCGCCGCGTCTTTGACGCTCGGCCAGTAAGGAGCCGCCCCAAGAACCACCGCCAGAGCGATGCACGCGCCACGAAAGAGCAGGTCTGCATCCACTTCGCGGCCTCGGGCTTGGAGCAGCAGGAACCGCACGAGGGCCTCGCCTTCCTTCGTCTTCAGGATGTCGGCGAGGAGCCGCACGAGCTTGTCGTCGAGCTGGGCGTCGGTTTTGCTTGCGATCCATTCGGCTGCGTCGCTGACAACCAGCGATTTCTTGTACGGGTCGATCTCCTGCACGAACCGCTGGCCATATCCCGATCAGCGGTGCCGCAAGCCTGCAGCAAGGCGAGCTGCTGCCAGATGTTGAGGCTAGGCCCAAACTTTGCGTACTCGTCGGCAGCGCCTTGGTAATTCGGCGTCGTCATGCGGCGGTCCTCCTACGTGGAGTCTGCCTCGCCTTCCGCCTCCTCTTGCAGTTTCGAATCGAATCTCCACGATGTCGTCGAGTGCCCACTGGTACACGAAATCAAACACGTCCCGGCATTCCTGCCGGCGTCTTCGGTGTCCAGGCGAAACGGCCAACGGACGTGTTCAAAATCTTTGATCGTCCCGTCGCCTTCGCACAGGTAGATCCAGACGTACTTCCGAGAAAAGTCGATGACGACCTTGCCGACAATCGGATCGTTCAGCACGTCACTCATCGGCATCCTCGAGCATGTGCTCGCACCCGTCTGGCACGGAGAAAAACCGCAGCGTCACGTTCTGCGTTTTGATGACGGCCCGCTCCTCTCGCGTGCGGCGTCCCACCTGGCTCGGCAATCTCCTTGCACGCCTGGCGTATCTCTGCGCGGAGTCGGATCGCGGTACTCGGAGCGTTTCGGCTTGAAGCGGAATCGGCGGTCGTGCCGGGGCGGCAACTCGGCCACGGACTTGAGACGCAATCAGCTGATCCTTCGTGATCGTCCAATGGGTGCAGATGGCAGCCATCGAGGAATGGCTATCCCACTGGATTCGCAGCGTGGCGAAATCAATCGTGGCTGTCGTGCCTGCCATCGCTTGGCTCCATCCAACGCATGATCGTTCGCATGCCGGGGCACAGGTACAGGCTCTGGCCGGTCGCCTCTGCGATGCTCGCATGGAAAGGCACGTGCTCGCAGTCGGTCGCCCCGTCGTACACGCCAGCCAGGTAGACGTCTGTGCGGTAGATGACGAAGCCACCAAAGGCGGAGCACACTCGAACGGGCGGCGATCCGACCTGGCGGAAGCCATTGGTGTTTCCATCCGCCTTGGCCGTTCGTGTAATCGTCCCATGTCGAATTCAGCCGCAGCGCCAGGCGTTCGTACTGTGCCCATCCACGGCCTATGGCCGGCTTGTGGTCGGCGTCCATTCCCATCTGTGGCGGTCTCGAGTAGCGACACGCTCGCCATGCCGTAGGCACCCTGCAGTTCGACAAGCCACCCGAGGCCGTTGAGCACGCCTTCATGGTGCCAGCCGCCCAGGCGTCCCAGTCAATTGCCACCACGTAGTCGCATTTGGCAGCGTTCTCTCGCACCCACCGCTGGGCAGGCCGTGCGGTACTCGGCCAGGGCGATCGTGCGAGGCCCGGCAAATCTGTCCGAGAACTGCTGCCGGCCGAGCCGCTGGCTGGTGAACGTCGCCTGCCGGTAATCGCGGCAGAAGTCCGCGAGCACCTGTCGGTGCTGTCCTGTTGTCGTTCGTCTCGATGTGCAGCCGCCACGATCGGCAGCCTTCGGCAAGCCGCAGGAGCCTGCCGAGGTTATGAGCCAGCGGCAGGTCGCAGTTTCTGGCAAGCCCCACGAAGCACACGTCTGCGTTTGCTAGCCGGGCGCACCTCGGCCACCTTCGCCGCATACGCTTCCGCGAAAAGCGGCATCGGCAGCAGCAGATGCTCAGGAAGACGTAGATAGTGCTCTGACGGTGGCGAGTCGGTCGGCATATTGCGTCACGTGTCGGAAGCGTGGCGACTCGACGCGCCGCCGGTCGGCCGGTGATCGTTCCACGTCGCACCATGAACGTGGTGAGCCGATGCAGTGTGGTCGGTGTGTCAAGCGTGGAGCGGACGCCTTCAACGCGGTAGCCCATCTGCTCGAGCAGGGCAGCCTGCTCCACCACGGGTGATGACATGCCGCTCGGAGTTCCACACGTCCACGAGCACAGGCAGCATCGGCTGCGTGAGCGCCCACACGCCGCAGTTCAGAAACGGCCGCACTCGGTCTACGTGCTCGACGATCGCCTGCCAGTTGCTTCCTCGTTCGTCGAAGATGCTGGCCGAGCCGTCCACGATCACCACGTCGGCGTCGATCCACGCAACGCGGTCGTGCGATTGCAGGGCCTGCATGATGGCCTTCACCTTCATCCACGAGGCAGGCCGCTCGCCTGCGAGGTTTGCGCACGCACAGGCCGCACCGTGCCGGGCCGCGTATGCCACGATTCGTGGCAACGTGTGCGCTGCGATCTGAGCGAACTCAAGGCCTGTCCAGCCTGTCAACACAAGGTCAGCCATGGCCGACGAACATTGCCCGCCCCCGCGTGTCCCACGTCTCTGACCATGTCGAGAACCGCGAAAGCACAGCCTCGCGGCTGGCGTCGCTCGGTTGGTCCCAGTCGTGGATAGCGAGCCTGTCGGCAATCCCGGCAGCCGTCGAGGTACTCGGGCAGTACGGCGTCGCCGTGTGCCGCGTCGTGAAAAACGAAGTCCCACTGCTCGAGGTGCAGTTGGCAATCACGCAGGAACCGGCCTGCGTCGCCCTGTATCGGCTGGATGTTATCCACCGCCGAGCAGCTGCCAGTAGGCGAGCCGGTCGTCCTCGCAGACGGTGTCGCAGAGATCGACGCTGACCACCGTGGACTCTGGGGCAGCGATTGCCAAGGCGGCAGTTGAGATCCCGGCATGCGAGCCGAGCTCAAGGATGTCCGCCACTCCTTCCCGGCCACGATGCTGCACAGTTGGGCAATGTGTTCTTTCGCCGTGGTCATCTGGTGCGAATCGTCAACGCTCGCAAGGTACGTTTCCCACGTCATGTGATTCGCACCGTCGTGCGGGCCTCCGTGCCGTATGACTTCTCCACGACACACCGCGGCCGATTTGGCTGTCGTCGATCCAGGCCACACCGTTCAGCCATCCTCCAGGCCCTTGAGCACATTTGAGCAGTCGGGCCTTGGCAGCTTCGGAGCGTCTGGCTTCAGGCCGCTCTTGCGGTAGTGGCTCTTCGGGCGGGCGAACACAAGATCGACGATAAGCGTGATTGGTGCGGCGTCTGTCGGCGTGGCCCCAGCCTCAATCGCAGCTGCCGCAATCGCAGACCGATAGGCGTGGATCGGGTGGGAGCTAGGCGTGTAGGCGTGCCGTGCTTGCCTCGCACCGTGATGCGTGCACGCGGCTGCGGGACGGGATCGCCTGGCACCTCGAATGTCAGCGCCATCAGCCGGCCCTCGCAGCGAGGTACAAGCCGACGTTTGCAAACGCATACCCTAGGTAGGCGAGGCCCAACCCGACCTTGCCATGCAGGGCCAAGTCTGCCGCCACCACGAGGTAGATGCCGCCGGTCAGTGCTATGAGCCACGGTGCCATGCACGCAGCATGGCGAACGTGTCAAACGATCAGCGCGGCTGGCAAATGCCACGCCGCCACTTGGAGACCTTGGAGAACGTGTCTTCCGGTGGCTCTGCACGCCGCATGGCGATAGTGCCGCTCTCGGCACTCTCTGGCACGCTCGGCGATTTCCTCTGGCGTCGGGTTGACCTCTTTCGGCGACGGCCGCTGCCGCTCGCGGCGGCGGCAGCCCGTAGGTCGCCACCGCGCGAGCCAGGCCGGCGTGCGAAAGCCCGAGCCGCTGGGCGATCTCCGCCCGTCTGATGCTGTTGTCAGCCCACAGCTTGAACAGCAGCGGGACGTCTACAGGCTTTGCATAACCCATCAGGCGTCCCCCGCCAACGGCATGATGATTCCCTTCACGTCGCCGCATCGCAGCTGCACGGCGTCGCCGGGGCCGCCAGCCTCGATCTCCACAAACGGCTCGTCGTCCGCGTCGAGGCCGGCCACGAAGTCGAGGACGAATCGGGGGTCGAGCTTGACGATGGTGGCGTAGCCGCACGTCGGCAGGTCGCACGTCACGGTCGCCTCGCCGGCCTCGCTCGACTTACTCGTCAGCTTGAGCACGCTGCCGAACGTGTAATCCACCGCCCTTGCTCTGCTCGCTCGTGCAGACTGCAGCCGCGCGGGTCGCAGCCTCCAGAGCACGCACAGGCAAGACGCTCGCCTGAATGTCGCGAGACGGGAACACGTCACGCCACCTCGGGAACCGGCCATCGACGAGCCGGGCCGTGATCGTTGCCGCCGTCCGTGGTACACACAACTTCCGACTTCGTCGCCTCGAGCTGCACGCTGCCTTCGGTGCCGGTCGCCAGCGTGGCCATGAGCCGGATCGCACGGGCCGGGATCAGCGTCGTGCTGTCATCAACCGCCTGGTCGGTCTCGACCTCCACGCACGACAGCCGCCGGCCGTCAGTGGCCACGAGCGTGGCGTTGCCATCCGCCACCTCGACGAGCACGGCCCCGATGGCGAACCGGCTGGACTCCTGATCCGTGGCGTAGGCCACGGCCTTGATCGCACGCACGAACTGGTCAGCAGGCATGCGGCAGACGGGCTTCGCCTCGGTCGGCTCCCAACTCGGAAACTCCACCGCAGACTCAGTGGGAATTTCCCACTTCCGCCACCGGCCTTGATCGTGCAGCGCGCGTCGCATCTGGCACGACGTGCACCTCGGCGTCACGCGCACGCTGCGGAGGATCTGAAGCAGCCGGGCCGCCGGCACAAGGAACGGCTCGCAGTGCTGGCCGATCTCACGGTCGATCCGCACCTCGAGGTCGGTGCCAGAGATCAGCCCGTCACCGATCCGCACGTTCTGCAGGATCGGCTTTGGCGTGTGCCCCGGCACTGCCCTCATCACCGCCGCCAGGGCGTCGAGGAGTTCGCCAGCCGTAGATGAAATCCGCCAATCTTCGCCTTCGTCTTCGTTGCTGTCGCCATGTCGAGAGTCCTTTCTCGTGAGTGAAATACCTACCATGATCCCGAGGCCGAACGTCAGCATCAGGATGATTTCGCCAAGTGACACGAGCACCAGATCACGCACGCTCATGGATCGCCTCCAGCTTTTCGACGCCGCTGCGACAGGCGGATGCACCGCACCATCAGCTGCTCGATCGTGTCGGCCGACCGCTCGTGAAACTTCCTTGCGTCATCGTCGAGGTCGTCTTTCCACATCTGCATACGCAGCATCTGCATCAGCATGCGAGGGGCCGGGAGTGGGTGCGGGTTGTCAGTCGGCATTCGGAACCTCCACCACGCGAAGCGTGCGGCTTTTGTTTTCCTCCCACGTGACCAGGCCCTTGCAGGCGCAGCGGCCACAGGTGCGACATCACGGCGTTTGTGTTGCTGAAACCAAAGTGCTCACACACGTCGCGCACCGTAGGCGCAGTAACCGCGCGCGTTGCGGTAGTCGCGGACGTAGGCGAGCACCTCGAGCTGGCGGGCGGTAGGCGGGCGTTTGGATATCATCGTGGTCATTGCGAACTCCTTTCGCGTTAAGTTGTCGCCTTCTGTGCAAGCGCGGCCTGCTTCCTACGCCACGCCACGTACTGCTCGTCGGTCATGTTCTGGCAAGCGTCATCCCGCCACATGCGGGTAGAGACGACGGGAGCCCTTGGTGTGTCGTCCGGCCTCCGGCTCTGGATGGTTCCGCCCTTTTCCTGAGAGCGAGCTAGCCACCTAACAGCAAACGCACGCCAGTTCTTCCTGTGGGCCTTGGCTTGGTTTGCAAGCAGCCACTGGTGCATCCGTGCCAGTTCTGCCTTTCAGGTCGCACGCTGGGTACGCCACAGCCCATTGGCTGCGGTCTGAGTCAGTGACTCCCTGCCAGCCTGATTCCAAGTCCCACACCAACGCATCTTTTTTCCGAGGACGCTTCCGCTCCTGCGGAACGTCCGTCGGAACAACAGGCGGCAGCCTGTTGTTTTTCTTGGTCTTGGGTATGGGGAAGGGGAAGGGGAAGGGTGGCATGCGAATCGCAATGCGATCGCAATGCGTCTCGCATGCCGGACGCATCGTCCCACCTAGCCTCAGCTGCTTTTTTTGCTGCTTCTTTCCGCTTTTCCGACTGCTCTATGGCGTACTTTCTTTCCCTCTCAAGCCTTGGATGCGACAGCCTTTCGTCTGGCGTTCCCTGCTCAAGCACCACCAGGCGGCGTCTGACGGCCTGCCAGTCGGACTGATCCATGCCGCCACCAATTCGGCAGCACGTTTCGACATCGTTTGGAAGCCCGCCGTGCTCCCATGCGTAGTACAGAAGCCTGTGATATGCACCAAACTGTGCGTTCGTCATGTCCACGCATGACGAAACGATGTCGGCTACGAACACGCCGAGTACCGGGATGCGTTGACGCTGCGGCCTCATTGAATGCTCCACGACATTTCGGAAAGATTGCCTTCACTGTCAACACTGGACAGGCCAGGCATGCCGTTGCTGTCCTTGTGAAACAACTTCCGCAGAAGCCTGTGGGCGTGAGCGTTGCCAAGGCGATTGGCCGTCATGGCGTCGAGCACCCGCTGGTGCAGCTCCTGCTGCTGCTCAGGCGTCAAGTCTTCGATCAAAACCAGAAAGTCGCTCCAATGCGGGCGGCCTTTGTTTCATCCAAATCTTTTTCAACCTTGACGCTGCCGCTGATCGGCGGCACTCGGCCTGCCTGAGTTGTGTGGCTTCGGGCTTCGCCCAATCTCTTGAAGCCACTGCGGTAGTTCTTGGTTGCTCACGACGCACCCTCCTTCGCGTAGACATCTGCGCTTGCCTTCGCATTGCTACTAATTCATCAAGCAAATCTGCTTCTGCATCAGCACTGAGACTGCGACTTTTCAAAACTGACACGAGTTGCTCCGCTTTTTTGTAAGCCGCAAGACGCTCAATCGCGGTACGAAACTCGGCGAGCCGAGTGTCACAACAAACTCGCGCACCGCAAGAAAAACGTTGCCGCACAGATACAGACATCAAAAAAACGTGCGGGTCTTGTTGTCCACAAATCGTCAACAGAAATCCGTCCACATCAGAAGTGCCAGGATGTTCAAGTTCATAAACGGAAGCCTTGTCAAGAACGGTTGCGACAACATCGCTTTCTGGATTAAGACGGCCGAATAAATGCTGTCTCGCGGCCTCAGAAAATCCGCCTTCAACGCAAAGTAACGTTTCAAGGATCGCTCGATCCCATGGACAAAGGCGACTCCAATCTGGTTCGTCGTCTGGCACACGCTCTGCAGCATCGCTAGCGTCTAACTCAAACGATTGCCTTACAGATTGGTGTAATCCAGCAGGAAGCGTCCTCAGTACCTTGTCTGACTTCCCTACGTTGCAATCGGAGCAGCACGTCGCGTAGTTGCTTGGGTGGTTGCGCCGCCAAGACTGACTGGATAAACGTGGTCAATCTGAAATGAGACAGAAAGCGAGACTCCATCTACAGCGCATTTGCCGCAGTAAACACAGCGAAAATCGTCTCTCTCAAAAATTTCAAACCTCAGCTTGGCGGATATCAGCTGTCGGCGGTTGTCGCTCACGCCACCCTCCATTCCCGTTCCCCGCGTCCACTGGCGCTGGTGACGATCCGCCCCGTGGCGACGATCTGCCCGCACTTCGCAAGCTCGTGAATCCGCTTGTTCACTTGGTGGGCGAGCAGCCCGCATCGAGCCGCGATACCACTGGCCCCAGCCGGGCCGTGGCTCAACGCCTCGAGGATCGCCGCGTGGTGCTCGCCTCGGAACGTCTTCGCGTCAGCAGCTGCGGCCTTGCTCGTCACCGGATCGGTGCGGCGGAAGAGCGGCAGCGTGTCCAGCGTTTCGGCGTAGTAGTCGCTCATGGAATCCTTTCCGTGTATTAGCCCACGGCGCCTTGGGCAGCGCTTCGGCAAGGGCTGTGCCGGAGGTGTTCACCATTCCCCGCCGTAGCGGGCTTTCATGCGGTTGCTGTATTCGTCTTCCATGCCAACCTCCCACGCCCGCAGTGCGTGCTGGTTGCCAGGCTTAATGACGATCTTGGGTGTGGCGTCGAGCACCTTGCCGAGATCCGTTTCCATGGTCGCCCGCTCTGCCGCAATCTCGGCAGCCAGGTCGTCCATCCTTTTGGCCCAGCGTCGCTGTGCCTCCATGCGGTCTTCGTCAGGCTCAATGTCGTCGTGGCTCATGCGCGAGCCTCCGCTTCAATCTCGGAAGCGTCGAAGTGCTCCACGTCGCTGTCCTCGGGCTCGACGTGCGTGATGCGTGCCACCTGCTGGCGGGCCTGCTGCACGTTCACAGCCACGTTCAGACTTGGCCGCATGCGGTCAGCCTCGTCAGGGTCCACAATGCCGCTGAAGCCGAAGGCGTAGCGAATCGCCTGAATCGCCGCCTTGTGCCGCAGCATGCGGGCCGGCCACTTCTTCCACGGGTCCGTGCCCTGCTTGCACTCGGCCAGGTACTCGGTCACCTCGATCGGGGCTCGCCCGATCCTTGCGGTGCACTTGGGCCGTGATCGCCAGCAGCTGCCCGTCATCGCCCAGCCGGTCCACGAACGTGATGCCGTCGTAGGCGGCGTGGTTGTTTGCCATGGTCATCCACCCGTCGATGCCGACGATGGGCTGGATGCCGCCGCCCCGAGTCGGGAAAGCGTAGATTTCACGGGTAATCGGATTCAGCCCGTACTCGTTGGCAACCAGGAGAAAGGCAGCGAACTGCTCCTTGGTGGCCTTGTCGCAGCCGCACGCGGCACGCACGGTCTGCTCAAACGCCGCCGGCTCCATGCCGAATTTGCCGGCCATCGACAGCAGGATGCTCTTTCGGTCCTGCGTGTTTGAAATCGTCGTTGTCATCGCGTCCCTTTCGTTGCGTTGAAGATCCCGGCTCCGCGTCCTGCCTTGCCGGGCTGGTCCCTTCCCGTGGTCATCCCGGCTCCGCCGGGCTCCTGTGTTCAGTGCGTCACGTCTGCGACTGGCACGCGGACCCAGCCGCCGCCAACGTCGATCGTGAGCATGCGGCCCTCCTGCCACTCGACGCGGCCCTGCCAGCGGCGGCCGGCGGTCGTGCCCGACACGAAGTCGCCGACGGCGAACGTGGGCAGGACTTCGGGAGGTGGCGTCTGCTCGCAGAGTGCGGCAGCAGCGGCGAGGTATTCGTTGTGGTGGGGGTCAGTGGTCACTGTGGGTGTCCTTTCACTTAGGTGAGGGTGCGAAGTGTACGGGCGTATAGCCGTGAGTCGATCAACCAAACCAAGATTTTTTCGTCACACTAGCGTTACTTGCGTCAACCAAGAAAACCCGGTCAAACGCACAGCAAAGTCGATCGTGTGAGCAATGCTTTGAGCCAGCTCCGAGTCGGTGCCAAGCTCCTGGCCGAGACGGACAAGAGCAAGGCTGCGAAGGGCATCGTTCCAAGTGACGCTCATGAAGTTCCTCCTTGAAGCGTGTGGGCAAGGTAAGGAACAGTATCGTTACTTGTCAACTGCAGTCTAGAAAAAAATTTCAGACTGTCCGCAAGGTCTACGCAGATCGACCTTTGCGCTTGAGCTTCTGCTGCTCGCGTCGGCCAACGCTTCTGGTGGTCAATTCTTCACGCAGCCGAATCACGTCGCTGCGTCGGATTAACCAGGCTCGAGCTCCGGCCTTCCAGCCGGTGAGCCTTTCGTCTTCAGCAATCAAAAGCCGTCGCAGATAGCCGCCCGTGCAGCCAGCCAGTTGCGTGGCCTCGGCAATCGTTACCCATTCTTCGTCCGGCGATGCCACAACCATGCCCCGAATGTACCGGCCTCGGCAACCGGGGCAAGCGGCCGGTCGGCCAAACTTGCCCAGACCGCCCGGCCCTCCGTAGCCTTCAGCGTCCGAATTCAAATGGAGGATAGGGTTCAAAAGTTCACGTACACGAACAGACGTACAGTATGCTAGCCAAATGGAGACAACAATGACGATACGAAAACTGCTTGAAACAGAGTACGCCCCGCTGCGGGCTTTGCGGCCTACGGCCATGTACCAGTTCAACCTTACGATCGACCGATTCGGCGAGCACCTGGGCCACATCGCCACGCTCGACGATCTCAAGCCGCTGCCCGTGCAGGCGTTTCTCGCCCACCGTCGCACCCAAGTGTCCGCCGCCACGGCCAGGAAGGACCGGACTCATTTGGTCGCCTTGTGGGGGTACGCCGCCAAACGCCGGCTGGTGGAGGAGTTTCCCACGATCCCGCCCCTGAAGGCCCCACAGAGGCTCCCACGGGCCTACAAGATCGACGAGGTGTCCAAGCTGATCCGTATGGCACTTTGCCACCCAGGCACCGTCTGCGGGCTTCCTGCGGGCATCTACTACGGCTCAATGCTGCGGCTGGCGTTTGAGACCGCAGAGCGCATTGGGGCCATCCGCCTGCTCCGGTGGCGCGACGTGGATCTCGACGAGCGGGCCGTGGTCTACATGGCCGAAAACCGGAAGGGCGCGACGCGAGACATTCGCCGGGCCATATCGCCCGAGCTGGCCGGCTGGTTGGCCCAGATCCGCCAGCGCGATTGCGATCTGGTGTTCCCGTGGGATCGTCACCCGACGAGCCTTTGGTACGAACTCAAGAAATTGGCGTCGATCGCGGGCGTGACGGCCCGAGGGTTCCACGGCCTGCGAAAGTCCGCCGCCTCGTACGTCACGGCTGCCGGTGGAGACGCCACCCGGCTGCTCGATCACAGTAACCCGACGATCACCAGGGACCACTACGTTGACGAGTCGATTGCCAGGCCGAAGCAGACTGCCCTCGACTTCCTGCCGCCGCTCAACCTGGAGGACGATCCGCCGGAATCGCCGGCCGCGTGATTCAGTTGCGAATGTCGCGGACGTTGACGCCGCCCGGCCTTGGCGTGCTCAGGGCGGGATTCTCAGCCCGCCCAACATCGCGCTGGTCAGGTTGAGCAGGCTGCAGAACAAAAACCGTGGCACCGTTGGAGATGTCTTCGGTTCCGACAACCTGCAATCGCTGGGCAAGCCTTACCCATTTACCTGTTGCAATGCTGGCAGCGTCAACGCCTTGAATGACAACGGCAGATGATTTTGTCGAGCCTATGAATCTGTCGCCGTCTGCTGATTCCACTTTGAGCGTCGCCTGCAAGAATCCGTTTTGACCAACTTCGAGTTGCGACAAGGACAAGAGTTCGCCAGATGCTTCTCTTTCAAATGGCTGATTCGATCCGATCGTGACAGACGCAACAGTGGCTGCTTTGATTTCCTGCGGCTGGCCTTCGATCAAAACAAGAAACTTTGACTTCTCATATCCTGTCACGACGCAGCGGATAACCGAGCCATTCTTGAGCTTTATGGAGTCGGCGAAGCAACACGAACAACAAGCCAAGGCAAAAGCGCAGAACAGATATTGGCGAAACATCGATGCCTCCTTTTGTGACGGGGGAAGCATACTCCCGCGAGGGGTCCAAAAATCAATAGGCAAAATCCGGGCACTGGGCGAGTCGCCTAGGCGAAAGGATAAACCTAGCGACTCAAGCCCAGGCCCGGATCTGGATGCGTAATGTTTTCGCGTGCCGCGATGATAGCCATCAGCCGCTCACGCTCCTCGAGCAGCCGGCCGATCATCCGTGCCGCCGTGCCGTTGGTCGCCGTCCAGCTGTTGCTCGGGCCGTAGCGTCCGACGAACAGCCACGCCTCTTGGGCCTCGGCCTCGCTGTAGGGCACACGCTGGTCAACCACGTTCCCTCCGCAGCATGACGAGAGCGATCATGGCCCACATGGCGGCGTCCTTCAAAGCGTTCTCGTAGTCAACTGGCTGGCCGTTGGCGAAGCGTTGCATGCGCACGACGCAGTCAGAGAATCGCACAGGCACCGTCGCCACGGCTCAACGCCGCAGAGTGCCGACGCTTCCACGTTGGCGAATGCCGAGTCCTTCGCGCCGTACTGGCTGGTCTTCTCTACGTGCAGATCGAATAGCTCATCGTGCAGCTCTCGCCACTCAGCCGCGCCTCGTGGCAGTTCCTTTTCGGTTGTCAGTGTCACTTGTTTCCTTTCGCAAATCTCGGTCGCAGAACAGCGGGTACGCCTTCGTGACTTCCTTTCGCCCGTGGTCAATCACGATGGCGGCCTGGCACGGCGGCTCGTACGTCGCCTTGATTCGGACAGCGTATGCCGAGTGTCCAATCACGCTGCCGTTGCTGACGTATCGCCCGCCCCGGCCCCACGAGAATTGATGCCAGTGCCCGAGGCACGTTAGGTCGGCGGGCGTCGTGGTGTTCCAAGCAGCAATGGCCTTGGCCAGCGGCACATGAATGCCGCCGATGCCGCCCTGATAGCGGATTGCATGGCCGTGGCAAAACCGCACGACGAACCCGTCAAGGTCGAGGTAGTTCAAGTGCCCTTCGCCGATATGCCAGCGGACGTTGGCTCGCTGCTCGGCGGCCCGCATTGTGAGATACAGGTGGTGCTCGTAGCTCGTGTCCGCCTCATTGGTCCGTAGCTTCTCGGTGGTGCGGCCGTGGTTGCCGCAGCTCGTCGCCACGATCACCTCGCGGGCGTTGTCTGCCACAGCGTCGAGGAACTGTCGCAGGCGTTCCCCGATCCAGCGGGTGGCCGCCAGTGGGTGCAGGGCGTTTTCCTCGGCAAGCTCGGGATGGATCATGCCGCTGATGAGATCCCCGCCCATCCACACGACAACGCGGTCGATGTCGGCCAGCGTTCGCTCGTGGGCCAGCATGGTGAAGAACCGCTCTTGAAGCTCGGCCAGCCGGGCCTCGCATACGTCGAGATCAAAGGCGTTCAGCCCGTTCACCGTCTCCGGTCGCACTGTCTCTTCGCAGTGGATGTCAGAGAGCAGCACGACCATCGTGGCCGCGTGACGCTTGGCCTTGGCGGGCTTGCCTGCAGCTCGCTTTGCGGGCTTCAGCCCTTGGAGCGAAACAAGGGCGTCGGCCCGCTCGCGCTCGCGGTCGATCTGGCCGAGCGCCGCCTTATACCTATTTCGGTATGACGCCAGTTCTGCCCGCAGGCGTGCGAGCTCGGCATCGGCCTCAAGCTGTGCCGCGTCGGCCATGCGGCCTTCGATCGACTCGGTTAGGCCCGTCTGTTTAGCCATGCAATCACCGCCTGCTCGCCGGGTTTCGGGTGCCCACGGTCCGCGACCGCTTCGGCAATCGCCACAGCCAGTGCGCGCTTTTGGCTGGCAACGTCGCCGGCCTGAAACCGCTCACGGATTGAACGGAGCTCTGCGAGCAGATCGCTCGGCAGCTTGTCGTACCAGGGCAGAAACCCTGGCCGCGTAGGCTTTACCCTCGCGAGCACGTCATCGAGCAGGCTTTGTGCTTTTGCCTTTGCCACGGCGGACTCCTTTCGTTGGTGGCTTTGCCGTTCGCCGCAGCACCATGTTGCCGTCGTCGTCGAGGATGCCGAGGCCCTGCGACTCGTCCTCGTCGTCGAGCGGCGAAGCGTCGAACTGCGGCAGGGCCTTCGCCTTCTGCTTCGGCTGCTTCTTTGGCACGGCGGGCCTCCGCTTTGCGGGCGTCGCTGATCGCACGCTTCACGAGGAGCCTAGCGGCGATGTCAACGAACGGCAGGCCACACTCTTCGGCGGCTTCGCGAAGGAAGCCGAGAATCTCCGGCCATGCCTTCTTCGCTCTCGCACCAATCGCAGCCCTTGGCGTCCATGTTCCGAGCGCGGGCGTTGCACTTACAGTCGGGCGACGAGACGATGTAGAAGGGCCAGCCTGCGAGGAGAGCTTTTAGCTCGGTGCCAGGGCCGAAGGTTGGCGTAGGAGGGGGTGTGGGTGCTGAAGCCATCGGTTCAAAGCCCGGCTTCGGTGTTCGCGGATACGCCGGATGGTCAACGTCGATTGTCCATGTGTCGCCGTCCTGCGCGACGACGCATGGCATCGCATCGTCGATCGCGTAGCCACGCTCGCGGCAGCGGGATTCGAGGTGTGAGCGGTGGCAGGAGATCATGGGAGTGGGTTGAAAGATAGCGTGATTGATCCACCTCTCGCCGCAAAGGCATAATTTCCGCCTCCGCTAATTGAAATCGGAGGTGTTGAAGACAAGTCAACACTTCAGTCCGCCGTTTTGCTGAACAGTACCAATCGACCCGCTGCACGCCTGATATCGCACACTGCACCTCCTGTCCATCCGATATTCCCAGGCTGCAATCCAGTTCTGTCGCACGCCTGATACGCTGCTGTTCCGGTAGTTCTAACGTCAATCCTCGCTGAAAAACGTGCGTTTGCACCGTCCGCAAAAAAAACAACCGTAGCTGTTACGGTAGCGCCGCCTGCCGCTGTGTATGTTCCAGAAAAGGCACACTTTGCCGACCCACTGCTGACGCTGCACGCCAGCGAGCCGAGGTATCCGTCGTTTCGAGCAAGCGTTCCGCCACCGGAAACCGACGACGAATATGCCGCACTGGGGCACTCAAATGACTGGACTGCAGACTGATAGAAACCCGACGCCGTTCCCTGCGTGCCAATTGAAATTGACGTTAAATCACACAAGTTGCACGGATTCGGCCCACACGTCGTCCCCACGCCCTTAAACACCTTCCCCGTCCCCTGGCACTGACACTGCGGCTTGATGCTGCACGTCGTGCCTTCGCAGCATGCGCCCTCTTTGCACGCTTGGAGGCAGTCGGCTTCGGTGACGTAGCCGCCACTTGTTGTGCGTTTGTGCAGCCCAAGGTATTTGTCTGCACTTTGCTGAAAACACGGCATTACTCGTAAATCCGCACAGTTAAAGCCCTTGGAAGCCTTTGAATTGCCGGAGATGGCCCGCTGCAGTCAGTGTAAATCAAATCAAAACTATATGTGCAATCTATAACGTCGTATGGAAGCTGATTGCATGAAGGCACGTCTACGCTTGAGGATTTTGTGCCTATCAACATCAATCGATACGGGTACTCAACGCCGCCAATAGCTCTTTTTAAAGCTGGCAAGTCATTCGCCAGCGGCTGTGCTGCGCCATAAACACTAGATGCCAAATACGAATTAGACGCCGCATCCGACCACCCGGTTGAATCGGCAAAAAATTTTGGCTTGTTGATGTCTGGAATTTGTCCGTTGAACCTCAAACTTAACTCTCTAAAAATTGGCCGTCTTGCCAATCACCGCAAATGCCTCCGTCCCAAGCTATGCCTTCGAAGAGATTTCCGTTGCCGTCTAATTTTGTCACTACGGAGTGCCTAAGAACGTCTGGTCTGCTTATACCAGAGTAGCTGCAAGGAAATTCATTACTGCTTATCAAATACGACAGCGACGCAGACGAGAAATCGGCAGATTCAATTCGTACCGGCCAATACTTTAAGGGGCCGCCAAACGCATTGCCTCCAAGCTCTGCTGCATAAATCGTGGTTGAGATACTCAAAGAAATTGACACGTTGAGTGTTCCCGGCATGTTCTTTGAGATATCCGCACGGGCCGCAAACATTAGAATCGCAATCTTGATAGCAATTCCACCCACCGCAGCATCCACAATCCGCCGCCACACTGCCGTCCTTGACGATGATCTGATTGTTCTTTGTGGCGATGGGCATGGCTTATGAGCACGCGGTTGTGCCGATCGACTTCAGGCTTCCATTCACTACCGTCAGCACTTGCGTGCCGCTTGCAGAGTACCCAGGCTGCTGCGTCAAGTTGGGCTGCACGAGATACCACGCGGTGCCATCCTTCGCGATTGACACATCGCACGCCACGGCCCCAGGGTTGAGGCCGCAGAACAGATTCATGACCGAAACGGTATTGGGCGTGGCGGTCTGATACTTAAACGCGACCGTGCGGCTGTCGCCAATCGACCACGCGCCGGTGAATGTGCAGACGCGGAAGAGCTTGCTGGAGACTCCGCCAGCACGGTTGCCGAACGTCAGCGGCCCGCAGTCGCGGTCGCCACGCTCAACCTCCAGCACCGCGTCTTTGATGCGTTCTGCGGAGGATCGAGTGAACGCGACGCGCTCAACGCCAGCCGCTTTCCCGTCGGGCTTCTTGGCCATGCGTCACCCGTAGAACGGCGGCGTGCCGAAGTACGTGCTGAAATTGATCTCTTTGTAGATGCGACGATTGAGGATCGTCGGGCGGCCAGACGTGGCGAGGTCATTGGCCAGACGCATGCCGCCGCTGTCAGTCAAGGCAATGGGGTTGCTCGACGGGATCTTCTCGCCTTCGTGAATGACGAAACACCGCTTGCGGCTCGCTGCTCTCCACAAAGTTGTATCCCACGTTTGGGATGTAGAGATTCCAGCCGCTTTGGCGGTACACGAGCTCGGCCGTGACAGACCAGTATTTCACTTGCTCGCACCCACAACCTCGATCTGCTGCTGGCCTGCGATGCCGGAGCACTTCCATTGGTGGGCGGCACCGCCAAGATACGAGCCGTTGTTTACGCAGTTCGTGACGGCGACGGCATCGGCGAGCGGAAACGATGCACGATTGCCGGAGATCGTCGCCCGCACTTCCGCCTCTTCGCTCTGCAGACCCTCAAAGAAATCCCCGGCCGAGTTCACCAGCGCCGCACTTCGCCGTTGCCACTGCCGGCGGTGCCAGGGTGATAGTAGCCAAGAGCCGGGACGGCCGCCCCGCCGGTTGAGAACGACCAAACGTCTGGCCGCGAGAGCGGATTGACGTTGGCCTCGGCCGTTCCAGAAGCAGGCGTTCCGTAGCGATACGTGATCTCGGCGTGAAACCGATCCGTCTCCGTGATACTGCCCTCGAGGCAGAGCAGATACGCGAACTCAGGGTGTGCTGTGCCGTGGTAGATGCCGACGGCGTCTAGCAGCGTTTGATGCGATTCGGCCCCGTCTGTCGTGACGACGAACTTACGCTCGGCCGACGGTGACTCGCCGAACCTGTGCGGCAAAGGTTCGCGGCAGAACTTCGCGATATGAAAGAACGGCCATTGTTTACCCCAGAATCTCGACGGGCTGGGCACCGATGGCGATCAGAGCGCGGCGAATCTCTTCGAGCTTCAGCAGCTGCTCGCGACGATCGGCAATCGCAGGGTCTTCGCGGGTTGCACCCAAGAACGACGAGATTCCCTCGCTCGTGCGAATGTCGTTCACCTGCAGGGCTTTTTGCGATGGGCGGCTCAGCTCGGCCAGAATGTCTTGGCGGATCTGGATGCCTTCTGCGGCGAGATTGCGGAGAGCCTGGCGGGCCTCGTCGCCGTTGATCTCGCGAGCGTTGAATGCTGACCGCACTTCCTTGAAGTCGTCAAGGATTGACCGCGACGGCTTCAACAAGTTGGCATCGAGCCCACGGGCCTCGAAGCGTCGCAGGCGGTCTTGGGCTTGGGCTTCGGAGGCGGCCCCCTTGGCGAGCCGCAGCCGCTCCTCGGCGGCAAAGATGCCAGCCGCGTCGCTCTTGGCTCTGGCCTGAAACAAAGCCTCCTCGGCGTTGCGCTGCTCAAGCGCGCGATTGCGGCCATGTCTTTCATCAGCTGCAGGCGAGACTGCTCGGAGGCGGGCAGCGATTGGGTGGCCAGCTCGCCAACGCGAGAGCGGGCGTCTTCGGCCGCTTTGCGGGCCGCGTCGCTGGCGGCCTTGGCAGCGTCGGCGTCTCGCTTGCGGGCGTCGGCCAGGCTCGTCAGCCGGGCGGTGAATGCCTTGGCTGCGGCGTCCACCTGCTCGAAGGCAAACTTCTGGTAGATCGTTTCGTTGTTCGGCTGCCTTTGCCTGCTCTGTCAGGTCGAAGAACAGGTTGCTGATTTCCTGCGGCACGCGGCCTAGACCGCCCACCTGATCGACAAGCTGCTTCAGGGCAGACTCGGCCTGGCTCAAAGAGTTTTGCGCGAAGTCCACCTGGGTGATCTCGGGCACCTTCACGCTTCGCGGGCACGCTGGCCAAATGCGGACGCAGCGTTGCCGGCCTCTTGAAATGCGGCAATGTTCTTGCGCACCGAGACAGACACATCGTCCATCTTGGCGGCTACGTTTTCGCTTGCACTCTCACCACTTAGGCCGTACTCGACCAGCTTCTCGGCGAGAATGCCAACGCCAACACCGATTGCCCCTACGACTGTTGCGCTAAGCAAACCTCGCACTGCAGTTTTCAAAATGCCAGTGGCACCGGCCGCAATTCCTGCGGCAGTCGCATATCCTCCAGCGGCGAGCGCAGCCTTCGTAAATGAGTCCGCCAATCCACGAAGACCGACCTTTAATGCCTCACGATTTGCGATAGCCAAGCCTGCACCAATGGCGGGCAGGATGTTGTTTGCCAGCGGCAGGGCGGCCTCCGACAGCAGAGCGAACGCCTGGCCGAGCGTGCTGATCGCCTTGCTTGTGGCGTTTGCAATCTCTCGCACGTCGATCTTTGCCAGAAACTCGACGGCAGCCTGGGCAGCCTGCGTCAGGCTAGGGGCAAGCTCTGCGACCAGCCGAGCAGAAAATCCACGAATGGCATCGGCAGCCAGCGACAACGCATCGTCGAGCTGGGCAATGTCGCCAATCTGCTCTGGCCGCAGCACAAGCCCAAGCCGCTGCGCCTCCTTGGTCATCCGCTCAAGGTAGCCGGCTCCCTCCTGAAAGATCGGCACGAGCTCTACGCCGCTCTTGCCGAACAATCCGACTGCGGCAGCAGCCTGTTGCGCCGGGCCTGGCAGCTGCGTCAAGGCAGATGCCACGGCGTTGAACGCTTCGCCGGGCGAGAGCCGCGACAAGTCGCTGACCGACAGGCCGAGATCGCCGAACGACTTGATTGCAGCTTTGTTGCCGGTCTGGGCTTCGCCGAGGTTTACGGTGAGCTTTTGGATCGCACGCCCGAACGTCTCTCAGCGAAACGCCAGACTGCCCGGCCGCCAGCTGGTAGCCCTGGATCACGTTGGCCGCGATGCCCGTCCGCTTGGAAAGGTCGTCCACCTGGGCCACGGCACCGGCAGTGCCAGTGATGAACGACGAGAAGGCCGACCCGGCTGCACGGATCGAGCCGATGAACACCCGCGACAGCTCAATCGTTTTCAGAGTCGAGACATCGGCCGCCGTCTTCTTGGCGGCATACCCGAGCTTCTGCAGCTCGACGACGCCCGCGTTGATGCCTTGGGACATGCCCACGGCAGAGGCCGACAGATTGAATCCGAGACTGACTTGCGCCATGGCTATTACTTGCCGAGATCGGCCGCCATCCGGCGAAGCGTCTCGGCGATCTGTGTGGGGTGTTGTGGTGCCCTGTCTTCGATGGGCACAAAATCTTCAGCGGTGGGAATCTGGCCTTTCGTGTATGGGGCGACCAATGCGCTCATCACCATGCCTGTCTGCAGCCACGGGTGATCGAGGGGGCAAAACCATCGGCTGAACGCAATCCAGCTGGAGAACTCTCGGGAATCCATCTGATCGATTTCGGCGACGGTTTTTTTGAGGTGGCTCGCCAGGCGGTACTTGAATTGCACCGTCGGACGAGCATTCATTCCCCCGCGATTTTCTTAATCTCCTCCTCTGTCAGAGCGTTGTGCGTGAGGGCCGCTTGCCACAGTTTGTGCATGACATCGCTCGACCGCTTCTTGAGCGCCGCCACGCCTTCGTCGCCTGCGAAGAGCAGCTGCCCTTTGTCGTCGCAGAGCGTGCGGCTCAACAGCTCGGAGCGAAAGTCTGGAATTGCCTTGCCATCTCCTTGAATGAGTTTCAGCTCGTAGGAGTCGCGGTCGCCTACGCTCATCAGTCGCAGGCACACTTTGCCGTCGCCGCCGAGCTCGGGGCAACTGACCGTGATGATCTTGGCGTCGGGGGCGTTGTCGATTTGTTCGCGTGTCAGCGGCATTTCATTGATCCAGGAGGGTGAACGTGACGGTGTAACGGGTGACGCCGTTCAACTCCGACACGACTTGCATGGATTCCCATACTGCCGTGTTTGTCAAACTTTGGCCGCCGCCGGACACAGTCAGCGAACCACGCTGGCCATACTCCCCGATGCCGACATTCGCGGCCCCAAGGCACGTGACTGCGAGCGTGCCGGCCTGATCGGTCCAGCGAACCGTGCGACCCTTGACTGGCCCGCCGTAGCTCCAGCTCAGGCCAGTCACCTCAAGGAAATTGGAGCCGCGCCAGTTGACGGTGATGCCGGTTGAGTACGAAGCCACGGGAAACCTCCGTGGCGGCTCAAGCCAGCTGGAACTCTGCCGAGCCCCGGATCACGTCGTTTACGGTGAGCGAGACGCTCGACGAGTTGCACGTGGCTGCCACACTCAGGGAGATGCCGCCCGTGATCGCCAGCGTGCCGGTGGCATTCTGCGGCGATCATGTTGGTGCCGATGTATTCGATGCTGACCGTCTTGCCGGTGTCGCCTCCCTGCGTGCCGACGAGCGGCCGAGAAATCGAAAGGACCGACTGCCCAGCCGTCTGGCCGAGGTGCGACACGTCGATGTTATCGGTGCCGCCGCCAGTGTTGCCGATCGTGTAGGTGATGCTCGTCACCGTGAAGTTCGTGCCGCCAAACGAGAAGGTCGTGCCCGCACCGGCATGGGGAGTGGACATCTACTAGCTCTCCTTCCACATCACGTCGTAGGTCTGTGTGATCTGATACGCCGGCGGCAACTCGGCGCCGGCGAGCGAAACAAAGTCGTCAACCTCGTTTTCGAGTGACGTTTGTTCCACGCTTATATTGTCCAACGTGCCGCCGTACCCATCCAGAACGACACGCATGGCGTCGGCCACGTCGCGGGCCTGGTCGTAGGTCGCGCCGTAGATTGCAAAATCGAGCGTGACGCGGGGCATGCCCATCGGGTTTTTCAGCGTCTGCTCTCGGCGGATGCCCGCACGGCGATACGTCACAAACGGCAGGCCGACGGTTGCGCCGGTGTGATCCTTCCACAGGGGCCTGCACCGGAAAGACCTTTGAGCCGATCAGCGTGGACACGGCAGTGGTCGTGACAAGGGCAGACCGCAGCACGGCTTCAGGGCTTTTCATCCGAGATCCCCGTATTTCTTCTGGTACTCTGCGCATGGCCAGCGTGAGGGCTCGACGCATCTCCGTGTCGAGGATGCTCTGCATCTGGCCCTTTGACTGGTTGAACGCCTTCTGGAGCGGTCTGCGTAGGCGTGGCACCGCGAACCTGCCCAGTAGCGATGAAGTCTGTTGGACACTCGCCACGGCCTCCGCTGTATTGCGAGCCCGTGTACGAAAACGGCCCGCGAGTCTTCAGCGATGACAGGATGCCACGGCCTGCCACAGGGGCCTTCTCACGCTGAATGATCGTGCGAATCCTTCCGCCCATGATTACACGCTTGCGGCTGTTTTGTTTGCTCTTTCCTGCCGTGCGTGGCCGAGTTCCAAACTCGACAAGGTGCGAGTGGTACGCCCGATTGGGGCCTTTCAGCACGCTGCCGCCGGAGAACGCCGGCGTTGCCATCTTCTGGCTCTTGGTGTTTGTCGGCCTGCGGAAGCCGATCACGACAACGCCCACGGGCAGCTTCGCCCGGTTGTTGGTGTATTTCCGCTCCACCTTCGTGACGCTTGCCAGAAGGTTGCCCGTTACTTCTCGAAATGTTCGACACCTGCCTGCGGAGTGCGTCCTGCCCAGGCTTGGCGGCCTTTCGCAGGGCACGCAGCTGGTACTCGAGGCTGACGTCTTTGGGCAGCGACTTGAGGGCATCAGCCACTTCGTTGAGAGCCGTCAGCCCATACTGCTGCTTGGCAAACTTGCCTTTACCAATCGCGAGCTTCAGGAGGGACGGGCCTTCGGCGAACACGCTCATGGCACGGTCTCCTGGCAGATCAGCTCGTGCTCGCTGCGGTTGCCGTGCTCGAGCAGGCTCACGATGTCGAGCGTCCGAGACCGCCACGAGAGCCGCATGTTCTGGTTGAGGCCGGGCAGGTAACGCATCTTCACGCGGTGCGTGATCGCGATTTCAAGCTGGCCAGCCCCAAGAGATTCACGGGCCGACACGCCTTCGACGCTCGCCCACACGGCGGACGAATCGCTCCAGGCCAGCACCGTCTCGCCGAGGGCATTGGTCGTGCCGCTGGCAATCTGAACCGTGACGCGCTCCCGAAGCTCGCCTGGGCGGATCATCGGTAGGAGCCCCAGCGTTGCGAGTCGAGCGGAGATTGCACCCCGAACTGGAATCTCCCCAGCTGACACGTTGTCTGCGGCCATGCGTCGCTCGTACCACAGGGCCACCAGCATCAACATGGCGTGCCGGATCGCCGCCGGAACGCTCGCGGCCGCTCGGGCCGTAGCCTGCCCACCACGTCACGGCGTGTGCCCCTTGGTCGATTCGGTGCGGCGGCCAGGTGCCAGCGTAGATCGGCAGCACCGTGCCGGGCGTCGCCTGGCGATCGACGCGGAATTGATCCACGGCGTAGGTGCCAGTCGAGCCGCCGTCCGACGTAAACGTCAGGCTGACGGCCGTGGCCGTGCCGCTCCGCCACCATCGGCGGGCGTGGCAGGTCGATGGGATTGATGCCGCTCGTCGGGAAGCGGTCGAACCGCATGACCCACTGCGTGTGCACGAGCGTGCGGTCAAGGTACTGCTCGCACCACTCGCGAGCTGCCGTGATGAGCGTGGAGATGTAGGCGTCGTCGGTGGACGTATCGACGCGGCAGCTGCGCCTTCGCCTCGGCCACCGTCACCGGCTCAACGGCTGGCGGAGTCTGGCGGGTCAGGCTTGTGTATTGCACGCTTGGCTCTCCTCTTTGGCGTAGCGTCCGCCGTTTCGACCACGGGCTCGAGGGCCGCCGTCTCGATCAGCTCTGGCTGTGTGTCACGCACCGCTGCCCGCTGGGCCACGAGCTGCGAGGCCAGCCCGTGCGGGATGTCCACCGACTGGCCCTTGCGGTATGCCCGCCACGCTCTGACGAATTTGATTTTCACGGTCGAGGCACGCTCCATGCAGTTTCGGGACGCTTTCCGCCGTTGGTGAATTCCGTTGTCCACTGGAAAACCGGCTTGCCGAGATCCTTGCCGGGCCACGTCACGACATACTCGCCGTGGCCGAGCACGACACGCGGCGACACAAAAACCCGGTTGCCGCTCTCCGCGCAAGTTCTTCCACCAGTAGATGTCTGGATCGACGCGGCCTTCGTTCCATGAGCCGTCTGGCCCTGGCGTGCTCCAGAACCACGGCTTTCGGTTTCGCTTCAGGGCGGCCGTGCTGATGACCGTGAGGCCGAAGTGGGCCGAGTCCACCTCCTGCACTGGTTCCGAGAACCAGCTCGTCGGCACGCTTGTGCTGCCGCCCTCTGGCGGATTGTCCAACGTGCCCTTCAGCGAGAGCATCGGCCGGCCGTCTTCCCGTTTGGTCTGCAGGCCCGTGATCGCGTCGCACTGAAACGTCATCGCCAACGCAAACAAGTGCTCCACGTCTTCCTTGGTGAAAAACGTGTCGTAGTCGATCGTCAGCAGATATTCCGCCTTGTCGATAAATTGCTCCATGACGCGGGTGTTGACCTGATCCCGAAACGCACCAGTGCCCATCGTGGGGCGAATCCCGAGCGGCATGAGGGCCTGCGCCACGCAAAGTGGTTGGCCGTAAACGACAGCCTCGGCATCGACAGGATGGCTTCGACGCGAATATCGGCCTCGGTGCCACCTACCTTAACGATCATGCGTGACTCCAAAACGAGAGCGGGCCGCCCCTAGTGGAGCGGCCCGCCCAGTTTGCACGCTGCGTCAAGCCGTTAGGCTCACGCACCCACAAGGCCGATGACCGAACCGGCCACGCTCGAGGTGCCGAGCGAGTGGTGAGCGATCGCCACGCGGGCCGAAGCTTTGACGACGGTCTGCTCGCTGAGGAAGTTCACCTGATCGCTGGACGCGATTTCGATGCCCTGACGGATACCGAAATAGGAGCTGTTCGCCAGGTTGGCGTACAGCGCCATGATGACGCCCGTGCTGTCCGAGCCGGCCGGGAGCCGATCGGTCAGCGCGACTTCCGAGCCGAGGAACGTCAGGCCCATGCCCTGCGTGAGGCCCACCGACCCGCCCTGTGAGAGGTCGAGGTTCTGCATGCAGGTGGCGAAGAAGAACGGCGAGACGTACCACTTGGCACCCTGCCGCGAATGCTGCGGCATGGCCGCCATCATCGCGAGCAGGTCGGCCCGAGTCACCTCGTCGGGGGTGTCACCGGCAGCCGTCACGAGGGACGCCGCGTAGGTGGCACCAGACGAGGCCAGGAGCCCGCCCGTGTGGGTCGTGACAAGGCCGGCCACGCTCGGGGCGTTCGCCGGGTTGCCGCTCCACGCCGCAGCCTCGATCGCGTTCGCGAGCGACAGGCCGAGCTCGGCCGCCACCCAGTCTGCAATCGAGATGACCGAGTCCTGCAGGAGCTCGTTCGCGATGATCGTCGCGGCCCGTGACCTTGCGAGCGGTCAGCGTCACGTTGCTGATCGTCGGGCCTCGCTGGCGGTGATCGCCACGTTCTCATCTTGCCACTGGGCCGTCACGCCGCCCGTCCGACGCGGAAACACGAGCACGTCGCTCGGCATCTGCACGTTGGTGGCGTTCTGGGCGAAGGCCGAATACCTGGTCAACCAGGCGGATCACAGTGCTCGACAGGATGTCGGGGACGGTCGTCGAGCCGGTCGTGGCACCAGTCGAGCCGAGAGCACGGGCCTCGACGCCGTGATCCTGGCACCACCGCTTGGCGTCGGCGTCGCCGCCCTTCGCCTTGAACCACATGCCGACCTGGTAGGCGTCTTCGGCCCTCTGGAACGCACGGAGTCGGCCCGAGAACGGGACAGCCTCGATGCGGACCTTGTCGGCCGAACGCTCCTCGGCGACCTCTGGGGCCGGGGTGCAGCGGTCAACCACGGCCCGCAGGCTCTTGGCCGACTCAACCACGCTGGCTCGAATTCGATCTTCTTGCCGAGCTTGGCCGCGTCGGCGGTCAGCGTCTCGAGTTCCAGATCGCGCTCGGCGATCTCCTCGTCGGCGTCGGTCGATTCGATCGCACGCACGGCGTCGATACGGTTGGCGAGGGCAGCCGCCTCGTCCTGAAGCTTCTTGAGGTTGTCCACGTGTTGAATCTCCGCCGGCGGTATTGCCGATGGAGTCCAACCTGCCACTAGGCGTGGCCCCTCTTCGGAGCAGCGCACTTCGGAAAGTGTTGTTTTTACAAACGCCAGCAGCGAACGCCGCACCGTGGGCAACGCAAATACCGCTGCCGCTCCTCACCGCATGGGCGGCTGGATCGCGTCCGCAGTCGTTCGCCACAGGTGCAGCGTGGTTCAGCCACGGCGAAGCCTCAAAGCAGCGGCGGCTGCCGCATCACGGGCGAGAGAACGCACGGCACGCTTGATGTCAGCCGGCGTCTTGTCGTCGTGCTCGATCTCTGCGGCCTGCGATGCCAGCCACGCCTCGTAGGAACGCTGAGCAACGACGGCCGACGTGGCACTGCCGTAGGCCGGCACATTGACTGGCCCAACTTCGTAGAGGCCAGACGCCTCCACAATCTCACGAATCGCCTTGCCACCATCATCAGTCGTGAACCGCTCGCCCTTCTGCGACACCGTGAAGGCAAAGCTGCTGCCACGCAGGTTCCCGAGAACGCACCAGGGCAAGAACGTCACGGCCAGCCGATGTGTCTGGCGGCTCGACAACGTACGAAATACCACGGTCATCGGCGATGATCTCAAGCGTGCCGGCAGACTCTCGGCCCAGCAGCATGTCGGGATTGTGGTTGTAGTAGCTTAAGATCTCGCCTTTGCCACGCTGGCGGCTCAGCACCTTGTCAAAGGCCCCTGGCAGGATTCGCTCACGAAAGCCGCCCAGATCAAGCGAGAGCCGGTTATACGGCACCGCCAGGCCACGCACGGCTTCTCGCCCGCTGGCCCTCGTCTCAATGACGAGCTCGCATTCCGGGGCCTCGTCAACCGTGAGGCATCGTCGCTCAAGTTCCATCGGTGGTGTCCTCCTGCTCGGCCTGGTCTTCGGCGTCGTCCTCTGGGCTGTCTTCAACTTCTATCACGGGCGGCGCTGCGGCCGGTGCCTGCTGTTGCTGGCCAGCCTTGTCGAGCGTCGTCATGTTCAGCTGGATGAAGTGCCGGTCGCCTTCTGGCCCGATAGGGTTCAGGTTCTCCAGCTCGCGGATCTCGTTAATGCTCATCCAGCCGTTCTGCAGGGCCGACACGTAGTAGGCCGACCGGCTCGCGTGATCGCCGCGAAGCAGGCCGCTCACGCTGTGCTCGGCAAAGTACGTCTCGTCGTCCACGATGAGATCGCGGGCGATCGCCGACTCCCACCGCTTCAGGTGCGGCAGCAGGCAGTGTTGCACGAACTCGGTGCCCTGCACCTCGATGTTGCTGTACGTGCTGCGTGTCAGGTCTTGGATCATGTGAGGCGGCACGCGGAACGCCCGGCAAATCTCAATCACCTGATACTGCCGCGTCTCAAGGAACTGGGCCGCCTCGTTTGAGCCGCTGAGTTCGTGGGCCTTCACGCCGTTGGGAAGTACCGCCGTGCGGAAGGCACGGTCGGCACCTCGGTGCATCCGCTCCCACTGCTCGCGAAGCCGCTCGGCCGCCTCGGCCGGGATCGGGTTGTCACTCTCAAGCACAATGCCAGGCCGGGCACCGTTGCCGAAGTAGGTGCTGCCGTGGGCCTCAAGGGCCTGGGCCAGGCCGATCGCGTTCTGGAAAATCTTGTACGTCGGGATGGCACGCACGCCGTCTTCGGTTGTGAACCGCAGGGCGAAAATTTGGTCCTGCGAATAGACGGTCTGCCGGCCGTTTGGCTCGCGATAGACATACCGCAGACGCCCGTCCTCCAGGCGTTCAACCTCCATGCGGCTGGAATGCAACGGCCACAGCTCGGAGATCGCACCTCGAGCACCTGGCCGGATCTCGGCGTAGCTGGCACCGTAGTGCAGATACATGCCGGTCATCCAATCGCGGAACTCCTGCGGCCGTCTGCCACGGATTCGGCTGGGTGTGCAGGAGCCGATACACGGGATGCGTCGGGGCCTTCGCCTTGCCACCGCTCGCCAGCCGCTCGTAGACGTGCAGCGGGAGGGACGATACCGCATCCGAGATGACGCGGATGCAGGCCGTGTAGGCCGAGCACGCCATCGAGTTGTCGGCCGTGACGCGAACGCCTGACGGTGTGCGACTTGACGAAACCTCTGGCCAGTCGATGCCGCGAAGATCAAACATCTTGTAGTCGGCCAGGGCGTTTTCGCTCATAGCGTGATGATGTCCCAGGATTGCTCGGCAGCCTTACTCACGCTGTTTACCTCCCACCCTCCAAGGGCGAAGATCAGCGCCACAATTCCGTCGATGCGACAAGTGCTTTTCTTTTTGACTGGCCGAATGTCCTCAAATGCTCCCGTCTCTACGGTCACGCCAGCCGCCATCCACGACAGCACTGGGTTTCCTGCGTGGCGTATTCGTTGCTGGAGCACGAGGCTTTCCAGTAACTTTGTGGGGCTGCTCATTGAGCGGAAGCCCTGCCCAAATGATTCCACTTTGAGCCCTGCTCCTTGCAGTTCAACGCCGAGCTGTACGGCACCGCTCATGTCCATGAGCACCCGTTCAACCTTGTGGTTCTGTGCGTACTTGAGCACGCACTCGCGGATGACTCCGTGGTCGATCACGTTGCCGCTTGTGGCCGTGATATAGCCAGAATCGACCCAATGCTGGAACGGCTGGCGGTCTGTCCGCTCTCGCTCCATGATCAGATCGCGCGGGCTGAACAGCATCGCGTCAACGTCGAAAGTCCCATCTTCCGACGGAAACAACGCCACGACGGCCGACAAGTCCGTGGACTTGCTCATGTCCATCCCGAGAATGCACGGCCTGCCTGCCAGCGGAACAGTTGGCGGCAACGCGCACGCTGCCCACTTGTCTGGGTCAAGGAAACGATTGCTTGTCTCTGTCCAGATTCCTAATGAATAACGCAGCCAGCCGTTGAGCTTTGTTGCCTTGTTCCTGGCCTCCATTGCGTCGGCCGCGAATGACTCCTCTGTCATGGTGACGCCCATGCCTGCAGTTACACCTGCGCCAGACTTCCGGCGAGAAATAATCGTCCACGTCTTTTTGTGCCGCCCATATGCGACCGTAAAAACGCGGGTCATAAGCAGGATCGGCAATCACCTGCTCGGCATATTCGTGCTGCTCCCAGCAAATTGACTGCCTATCGCTGCCTGCCGTTGTGATTGTGCATATGAGCGGCTGCCGCCTGGAGCGGCCAGAGTACCGCAGGGCCTCCCACAGCTTTCTGTCTGGCTGGGCGTGCAGTTCATCAAAGAACACAAACGAATACGAAGGGCCTTCTGCTGATCCTGCATCGCGTGAGATGACACGCAGGCTGCTGTTATTGCTGCGGTTCACAATCGTCTTGCGGCTGTCGATCACCTCAAGCAGGCCACGCAGCTCTGGCGAGCCAAGGATCATCTTTGCGGTTTCGTCGTAGATGATTCCGGCCTGTTGCGATCCTTTGCTGCAATGCAACCGAGTTCACCAACGCCCTCCATCACCAGATGCCAAATCGCAAGGCACGATAGAAGCGTGCTTTTGGCGTTTTTCTTTGGAACCTCAAAGTATGCGATCCTGTAGCGGCGGTTTTTGTCTTTGTCCTTCCACCCGTACAGCGGCCGAATGACTTCGTCCTTGTGCCAGTCAAGCAGCTTGATCGGGTCGCCAGCCTTGGCCGTTGCGCCGTCTTTTGTATGGACGCAGACGCCCTCCAGGAACTCGATCACCAGCTCTGGGTCTGTTGGGTCGTAAGTAAACCCATCGACCAGCTCACGCCTTCTGGCGACGGGCAAGGAACTTGGAGAGAGTGCTTTCTTCCTTGGCATCTGGCTCCACCTTTAGGCTGGCTCTGGCGGCAGGCGACAAGCCAAAATCGCTCTCTAACTGCCGAAGCTGGGCCGCTAATTTGTTGGCTATCGAGACTTCAGGGCGTTGTGCGATGTACTTCACCTCGCCCTTGTCGTTTAGGATCGGGTAGGTGTCGCCCTCTTTCTTGAGTTTGGCTCGCGGCGGCAAGCCACCATTCGTGCGTGTCGCAATAGCGAGCCACGCGCCTCAATGTCGGCCCGCGTCATTACCTTCACTGCTTGGAGCAGCGGAAGCAGCTCGGCCCATTTTGCCGCCGCCACTTCGCCAAGGTGTGAAGGCATCACAACGCCATCGGTTGGCGGCTGTGGTTCGTCTTGGTTGATTGGCCTGCAGCCTGGGTTTCCAGCGCATGATCTTGAGTTGCGTTGGCTGCGGACGCGGACCCCTTTTCCCCATGCTTCCTCCTCAAGGCACAGGCGAAGCTGGCCTTCTGCCGTGTCGCCCTTTGCCATGTTGCACCCACGGCAAAGGCACTGCGAATTTTCAAATACGTTTCCAGGGCTGCCCTCTACGGACAACGGCACAATGTGATCGTGTTCCGCGTTCCGTAGGTCGGGAGTAAATGTATGCGGATGCAAGACGTATTCTTTATTACACACAATGCGGCACTTCTGGCATCGCAAGTTGTCTCGGCGCAGCACTGCTTCGCGTGTGCATGCTGGGTCGAAAGTGACTCCAAAGACCTTGCATCGTTTTCGTAATGATCGCGCAAGGGCGTGCTCTGACGCGGACCTTCTTGCCGCCCTGCTACGCCTAATCCGTGGCCTATCACTTCCCCAGCGATGATCTCGATAGCACTCTGGACAACAATATTTTCCTTTGTTCTTCCACAAGTTGTTTGTGCGATGTTTCATGCGGAACTCGCGACCGCATGCTGGATTTTGACAAATAAGCTTTGCCGGATACTGAACGGCCTGCCTGCACGCAGGAGAACAATACTTAGTTCCACGTTTGCGAGTTTTTGAGCAATTCGGATTTTCGCAAGGCTCAGGAGATGCCGCATGATGCTTGCGCGCCGTTCCATCTTTGCCCATTCTTTACGGCACTCCGGCGAGCACGCGTGTTGCTTCTCGCGTCCATTAGTGAATGTGGCGGAACATATCTTGCAGACGTGCGAATACCTTGGCCTTCCATTGACGCCACGTGATCGTTCATGGCACGGCTTGCATCGCTTTGCAAGAGGACCGCGACTGCCCGCACGGGCGATATCGCAGAAGCAATCCACGCACTTGGAATGTCGTGGTCCTTTATTCCTCCGCGCGATCTTTTCTGGATTTTGTGCCGCCCATTCCCTAGCCTTTCTGCAAGCGTGCTTTTTCTTGCAGCCGCTGCAGCGCTTTGTTGGCGGACCCCTGCGAGAGGTTTTCTGAATGGACGTTCCGCAATCGACGCATGCACTGGACATGCGTTCAATCTGCGGATGCCGTCAAGCGACGGCAGACCTACCCCCTCACCGTTAGGTGCAGGCACAGTTTCCCGAGAGCAATACGTAACTGAACCAGTGTTAAACCATTTGGGTTACGTATTGCTAGTTAATGATTTAAATAAAAAATATAATTCTGTTAAATTTATATATAGGAAATAAAATGTTATACTATATTATCGACGCCATTATTAATTATTGCTGTTTTGGAAAGCCTAAAAAGAAATTAAACTCATACATAGAATAAAAGAAGATGTTCTAGAACTTAGTAGAAGCAGAACTAGATCACCTTAGAAAACATTTAGGTAATGGATGCTGTTAGATATATCTAAAAGCTAAATATGTTCTCATTTCATCAATTTGCTGTTTAATCTTACATTGCTTTTCTCTTTCCTCTATTCTTTTAGAAATTGATAATACAGGATCAAGTCTAGTAACATTACCTGCAATACGTAACTGAACGAAGTAGATGACATAAGTTCTCGCCCCGCCGCCGCCGCCGCCGCCGTGAGTTACGTATTGCTGGGTCTCCGGAATCGGGGTTTTGACCACCAAAATCCCGAATTTTGGCCAAAAATCACGAAAAATCACGAAAAATGGCACCAGCTGGTGGGTTTTTTGGGGTTTTTGGACCCCCCCCCAAAATCGGGAATTTCGACCCCTCGGACCCCAAAAATACGGCCTACAGTGACTTCCCGGGATCCCTCATAATAGGTAGAGGCCATTTTTCGGGTTTTTGGCACTTTGAGCTGGTGGGCCCCTAGTCCAAAATTTTTTCATTTTGGGGGGCGTATTCCACATTGCAAAAAATCGACCAAACTCACTTAATCCAAGGGGGCGACTGGTCTGTACGTGTTTTTTTTTCCAATTTTTTCTGGCAGCTAAGGGGTCAAAAAAGGACCGAAAAGTTCACGACGACGTGTTTATATAGAGGCAAAATCGGGATTTTTGGGGTTTTTGGCCAAAAATCGGGTTTTTGGGGGGTCTCCCAGCAATACGTAACTGAACGAAGTACATCCACAAAACATCTGACGTATTGCTCTGAGACTTCCAAAGAAGAGCCTTCCAAAGAAGATGAAAAGTTTTTTCAAAACGAACAACACCCTCTGATATGCAGGAATGACAAAACGCCCATCCCCCCAACATCGAGAATGCCAAATTGTTCGATTGCGTGAACGATAAGGGGGTGCATAATGCAACGCCAATTGTGATAACGCGTATCCCCTGATGTTCCCCAGTCTGCTGATATTTTCTGTTAGGCGTGTAGCAATATGTACTGAAACCAAGAATATTGATTTAGTTATGATTGCTCTGAGGGTCTGAAAACGCGGAATGAAGAGAACCTGCTGGCGAAGCGGGGGAAGCGCCTAATTGATGTGAAAAGCGCACGGAGCCCTCCCCAGCCGCTTACGAGTACGACCTGGACATGCTCTGCCATACTTCGAGGAGAAGCGGCGGGTGATGATCCTGGAAGAGTTCTCCGGCTGCGGGAAGAAAAGCCACGCCTGCAGACACATGGAGACGCGGGGGCATAAGGTGCTCTACGTGTGCCCCGCGAACAAGCTTGCCTCGAATTGTGCTAGACGGCCTGCCTGCCATAAAGAGTTCTTTGAGCGTCTGGGCACGATGGAGCAGACCCAGATGGCGGTCTGGCGATGGACCCTACGACACGCTAGCGTTCGACAAGATCTTCAGCAGCATTTTGGAAGCTGGCGAAGAAATCAGGACAGGACTGTGATGCAGCGCCCTGACAGGACAGTCATAGCTGCTGGTGCACACTCTACAGCTGGGAAGCATAAACTGGTACATCACGAACTAGCACAGCTACTACAACTAAGACTACAAGGGGCGCATTGACCTGATCTTCCCGCTACACATGAATATTCAAAGAGAACAAGAGACTGAAGAATGCAGAGGACAAGGAACCCTGAGGGAACTCAAACTGGGAAGATCTTAGAAACATGGAAGCAATACTAACTGTTAGTAACATCCAAAAGCCTTTGGGTCTTACGTATTGCTGAGTCCCTCAGGAGTCAGCATGTCGAGCTCCTGGTATTTTTAGGCACGATGCGTGAGATGGCCAACGCCTGGTGCCGGGAAGGAGCTGTCATTGATACATTGGTCGCTTCGACCCAGAATTGGCGGTTGACGCGGTGTGCGGCTCCACTCCTGGAAGGTATCCTCGCACGATGGCGAGTCCCAGGCGTTGCCCTGCACATAGCAGCAGGCTTGCTTGCCCTCGTGCGTCACCATGACCCGCTCCTCGGAGCGGGGCTTATCGATGACGGTGACACGCATCATGTTGAGATGGTAGGGTCTTTTCTTGTGTGGTGGGCAAAAAGACGCCCGACCCGCCATCTGAATCTGCGGGAGAAAAAACCCTCCCGGCCCTAGGGCCGAGAGGGCTCCGGTCGCACCTGGACGGACCCCGAAGGATCCATCCGTGCTGTGGCCGCTGCTGCAAACATCGTGGTCAGCAATACGTAACTGAACGAAGAACACCGCAAAAACCATTACGTATTGCTCCGTGCTGCAGCGGTTGCTCCTCGACGCCGATGTATCCTTGTAGCGCGCGACGTGGCGACGTTGGCGGCCAGCTCCTCGGCAAACCGCGACCGTACGCCATATTCGTGCTCCCTGGTGATCGCCGTTCGGTTGCTCCTCCGCATCGAGGAAGCGCAGGCCCGGCCTGTCGCGCCACCGACGCCGAACGTAGTCGAAGCGCTGTTGATGGCATCGGCGAGCAAGCGCGTGTCGCCGTCTTCGGCAAAGGCCTCGCTGATGGCAAGCACGACTAACCAAGAATATCAAAAAGATGATATGATCATGGCATTGATGACAAATTCTACTAGTAGAGATTTTCTTTTTGAGAATAATATTTCATTTCTTGTAGCGGTATATAGCCAAGATGCAACATTTGTAAGATGGATGCCAGGATTGGTTGATATTCCCCTCACAACACTTGAACAACCTAATGTAAATGGTCCTCGTTCCACGTTTGATGCACGGACTGGTATGAAGTCATGGTTACAATCTGATCTCTCGCCACTACAAAGATTCATTAACAACCCCTTTGATATCACACACACGCTCAGTGGTGGTGGGCTCGTAACACATAGCACCATCAATACATTCGCATTCATCAGATGGACTGAACGTTTTCCAATAATGATATCACATATTCCATTATCTATTCGGCGAACTGGATCTATTTCTATTGAAATGCCTACAGTGGGAACTCGTATTAGAGTGATCAATAGAGATGGAACTATGGGATCAAGCGAAGTTCGCGATCTGGGTATTGAAATGGCAACGAATGAAAAAGCTTTATTTTCATTTTGCCCAATGATATTAATTCCGATTCAACGCCTGATAGCGGATTAGTTCTGGTAGATAATGGAGCACCGTTAGCAAGCTATAATCCTAATCCGTTGTGGATATTAATCTGTAGCGTATCACCTCAAGATAGATCTATTTTATGGAATCCTGGAAGGGTCAATATCCCTAGACCTTTCCAACCTGGTGAATTAAGATCATATTCTTTCAATAGCTTTGAATGGTAACATGTCATGGATTCCATTAGCAAATAGGAGGCAAGCCAATCGCAGATTCTTCGGTAACCCATTGCCCCTTTCGCTCGCTTTCCGAAGCAGGCCTCGGGAAGACTGCTGATGTAACCGATAATCCATTAACTAGCAATACGTAACTGAACGAGTAACACCCACAAAAACCATTCGCCATTGCGCATTTTACATTCCATAAAGGTCAGAATGCACGGATGAATGCCATTGATGATTTCAAAAGTGGCGAAGTGCGTATCTCATCAGCACAGATGTAAGTGCACGCGGCATTGATGTATTCAAAGTATCACATGTGGTCAACTTCAATATTCCTTCGCACTATGAAGACTATGTTCATCGTATCGGAAGAACAGGCAGAGCTTTCAAAACAGGTGTAGCCATCAGTTTCATGGATGTATCGGAAAAATATCATGTCAAAAAAATCGAACAACTGATCAAACAAACCATTGAAAGAAAACCACTACCGGAAAATGTAGAAATTTTCGAAACACCGAAGCCCGAATTTCAGCAATACGTAACTGAACGAAGTAGATTCAGTTATGACGATTGCTGCCGTGAGGGCCGCTGCAGGGGGAGTCGGGTGGAGTGCCGCTACCGGCCTGCCCGGCAGCTGGGCCGGGCGCGGCCGGCGCGGCCCGTGGCGCTGCCCGGCGTGACGGCGCCGTCCCCACGCTGGGCGGGGGGGCCCTGGTGGAGGGCGCTGCACCCCGCGCTCGTTCCCCTGGGATGCGCTCCGAGGGTGCCTCCCGGGCGGGTGACGGGCTGCTGGTGCGCGGCCGGCCTGCCGGTGCGGGGCCGCCCGGGGCGGGCTGGCCGCAGGGTGACGGCGCCGGCCGCTGGTTGGGCGGGGGAGCGGTGCGGAGGGCGCTGCCTCCTGCGCCCGTTCGCGGACGCGCTGAGGGCGCCGCCCGGGCGGGCAGCGGGCTGCTGGCGCGCGGGCTGGCTGTGGCCCGGCGCAGGGCCGCCCGGTGGCTGGCCGCCGCAGGTGGACGGGGTGAGCCTTGCCGGCTGCCCGGCGGCTGGGCCGGGGGCGCGGCCGGTGCGGCCCGCGGGGGGCTCGCCCGGCGTGACGGTGCCGGCCGCTGGTTGCGGGGGGCGCGGCGGAGGGCGCTGCCGCCTTGCGCCCGTCCGTGGACCCGCTCCAGCACTGCCCGGCGGGCAGCGGGCTGCTGGCGCGCGGGGCGGGCTGCGGCACGGTGCGGGGCCGCCCGGGGCGTGCTGGCCGCTGCAGGGGAGTCAGGTGGGAGCGCCGCCTGCCGGCTGCCCGGCGGCTGGGCCGGGGCCCGCGGCCGGCGCGCCCGCGGGCGCTCGCTCGGCGTGACGGCGCCGTCCCACGCTGGGCGGGGGGGGGCGTGGCGGAGGGCGCTGCCCCCGCCGTCCGGCGGAGGCGCTCCCAGGGCACTGCCCGGGCGCATGACTGGCTGCTGGCGCACGGGCGGCTGTGGGGGCGCTGCGGGGCCGCCCTGGTGGGCTGCGCTGCAGGGGGAGTCGGGTGGAGCGCTGCCTACCGGCTGCCCGGCGGCTGAGCAAGACGTAACTGAACGAGTGTCACAAACGCCGCCGCCGTGGTGGTGAACCAGGATGGCCAGTGTTTAGTAATATGCTGAATGAGTAACATCCCAAATTTAACATCTTACGTATTGCTAGCAACATGCGACTATATAATAGCGAAAACCCAGGTAAGCACACGATCCGGGCTCCAACACAAGAAGATACTACGACGAAATACCCTACTACGACAAATTTCAGTACTACGGCACATTGCCATACGACGATTTACCCTACGACGATACACACTACGACGGAGCACCCTACAACGATTTACTCTACAACAGTGGACACTACGACAAGACACACTACGACACAATACCGTGACGACGATATACACTACGACGAGACACACTACGACACAACACCTTACGACGGTATACACTGACGACATTATACTCCACTGACAGTACAAGAACACACCAAGTACTGCACAGACCATGACAGATCTTCACTTGCCATCCCCTGCACCCTGGACCAGTTCCAAGAGCGATCCAGTCTGTGATGAAGTAGCAATACGTAACTGAACGAGTAAATATCCAAA